AGGTGTTCTTGGTTCTATATTCTTTCCAAAAATACTTATACCAGTACTTCTTCCACTATTTAGACCAGCTCTTCTTGGTTTATTCATCTCATATCCAACACCATACTCTGACAAAACGTCTACAGCAACGTCTGACGGTAATCCCTCAAATGGTCTTGATGGATTTGATGTGTTTTTAGTTTTAAACATCTGTGTTCCAAGACCATTAATAAGATAATCGTAGGCATTAACAATACTATTTGTTCCTGGTGCATCACTTACACCAGAGTAGTTGTTTGGATAATATATTAAGCAATATAGTTTTTTATCTTCTGGATTTGGTGGTGTATCTGGTGAAGGAGAAGCCACTGGAGGTGTATTTTGAACAGGGTCTGGTTCAGGAACCCTAAATTTACCAGCCTTTAAAACTTCACAACCAGCAAAGAACCTTAACATCTGTTGTTCATGACTATCAATATCATCAACACCTGAGTTTGAAGCGTCTTCTGTTTTATTACCATCACCTCTTAATCCGTGTTCCCAGTAATCAATTATTGATGGATGGTCAATTAATAAAGTAAATGACAAATTACCAGTTCTCTCCGTATTAGCATACGTATAAATCTTTTCTCCACGTCCGATAAATGATGTTTCACCCCAATCGACATTGACACTTTCGTCAAATTTGATGTTATATGGAGGAAACCACATAATTCTTCCCCCGAAAGGACCTTTTTGTTCTGGAGATAAACCGTTATCTTCAAACTTTTTGGTATCACTCATTTTGAATGTATCTTTCCACGCAAGATTTTCTATGGAAAACATACATTGTTCTAATCTGACTTTATTAGCAGCTGTACTTATACCATCTCGATAGTCTGACACACTTACAATAGGTGCAATGTTTGGTAAACCATTTAAACGGTTCATAGTACCATACTTATCTAATCTTTCTCCACCCGTTCCGAACTTATCGTCAGACCCATTATTGAACTTATAAGATGGACTTCTAAATGCACCCCAGTTATAATCACTTTCCAATGTAGCTTGACTTATTTTAGAGGTGTCATCAGCATCATCATTTTCCACAAATGGTCGTATAGCATCAATTAATGTATGATATTGATGATGATAAGTCCATACACGGCAATAAGGATTGTCGTATCCATAAGAACTTGTTGGTATTCTCTTTAATAGATTTCGTCCATGTGACATTCCATATTTTTTAGATATAGCGGTCTGTACTGGATTACTATCATCTTTAGAATCTTCAGAGTTTGTGTGAAAACGTGCAACTAATGTCCTATATTTACCAGCTGTGAAATTATCGTTAGTTTTCTTTAAAAGTTCGTTTTGTGATAACTTGTTACTTCTACCATTAAAACTCTCCACAAGACCACTATGCCACACACCAGCATTCGCCTGTGTTGCAACAATCGCTCTATTCTGAGTAACATCATCTTCGGACTCAGAATAATATGTATTAGTATCCTTTGTATTAGTTGATGTTGCTGTAAAAGACATTGCCCAATCTTTTAAATTCTCAACATCTCTATCAACGTCAGCAAAATGTACGGTCGGTTTATCACCGTAAAAAGTAAATCTCTTATTATTATATATTCTTCTTACATGGTCAAATATATATGTATAATCAAACCCCATTAAACTGACTGGTTTATGACCAAGTCCTTTTAACACAGTTGTAATTGAATCATAAGAATTTCTTTCCCCAATAGAACGGTTAATTAAATCTCCATTCTCGAGAACATTTTTTAAGTTTGATTTACCTATTTCTTTAAGTATGTTTAATGATTTTTTTGCCATTTTTCACACATATTACCAATTAAATAATAATATTTTTTCTTGCTTTTTGAATAGAATTATTAAGCTGTTCTATGTCCAGAATCAATTCCTACTCCTCTAACATAACTAACATTTTTATTCGTCATACCCATGTTAGCCTGTTTGTTCATATTTTCCCTAATACTTGCTGTAAGTGAGCGTTCTAACTCTTTCTTGATAGCATCCATATCAATATTACTTAGTTTACCGTCTGTACCTTTAAGATTAATATCACCACTAACATTTACATTAATGTTACCAAACTCCATCTTACCAGAATTAATAGGTGATACATTTTCTTTACTCCTTGGGTCTGCAAAGTATGTTGGTTCTCCTACAGGTTTTACAGTTATCTTGGTATGTCTTACTCCTGTTGTTCCATTTTTAATAACAGTGGTACGGTCATTTAAATTCTCAATAATCGTTGTTTGCCTATTAATAGCATCAACCACACTACTGCTACCTGTTTTAATATCCTCTCTTACAGCTGTAGTGGCTTTATCACTATCACTATTATAGTTGCTATTTACATCACCTGTGCGTGAACTTTCCGACATACTTGCATCTGTCCATGCTGTACTATTGTAGTTTGTACTATACGAACTATTATAGGTTCCAAGTCCTCTCCTCCTTGGAGTGTTACCAGCTGACTGCATTGCACCTACATTGTCATAAACAACTTTAACCTTAGATTCATCTTTGTTTTGTGCATCTGCGATTGCTTTATTGAATCCTGCTTTTCTTTCTTCTCCAGTAGTGCCCATTCTGTCTACGGCTTGCTTTCCGAATACCACAACCTCTTTACCTATTGTTATAGCATCACCTACTATGCTGGTTGCAGCTTTAAAAGTTTGTCCTGTTTCATCCTTAAAGGTTCTAAAGTCACCTCTTAATTCTTCACCTCTTGCATCCTTAGAATCCCATCCTTTAAGACCCATCTTATCTAATAAAGAGCCTACACCATCATAAACCTTTTTTCCTAATGTAATACCAGATGCGAGTCCAGATATTTTGTCTAATGTGTTTTGAGTTTTTTTATCCGCACCAAATAGTTTACCAATAACAGCCAAGGATGATAAAATTCCTTGGATAGCGACACCAAACCATCCAAGCAATGCCATTACAGACCATTGTGCAACAACAGCAGCACCAGCAGATATACCCTGTATCATCACTTTTGCAAGACCTGTCCAGAATCGTGAATTTGTGAGGATTTTTATTCCACTAACCATCATCTTTAATAGACCAACAGATACACTAATTCCATTCGCCACAAGATTTGTTATAGACGGAATTAATCTACTAATTAAACTCTTAAATCCATCAAGCATAGGGAATAGGGTTTCGGCTAATTGTGCACCTATCATAGCTTGTATACCTTCAATTCTCTCACTGACACTAACTATTTGCTGTGCACCACTCATAAATGCCTCTCTATCAGTCATACTTTCTTGCTTTTGAAGAGCCATAACTTCTTCTGGTGTCATTTGACTAATATTCTTAGTCTTACCCGAAACATCTGTAATAGTAAACTGACCTGTCTTTGTATCGTATTGCGCTTTATTTTCAACGAACGCTTTTTGTTCTTCTGATAAATGGCTTAAAGCGCCACCTGCTTGCTGGTCTACGAATTTAACTTTTGCGGATGATTTGGCTATCTGTACAGCTTCCTCTGGATTCATACCCATAGCCTTTGCTTGTTCTTTAATTAAAGCCATGTTATATCCAGTAAGTTCACTCATACCTGTTTTGGAATTGAATGTACCTAAACTTCCGAATATGTCAGTCATTCTCTTTGTAAGAGCCTCTGGGTCATTCAATGACTCATATAACATAGTCATTGGATTAGAGCCGTATGCAGCACCCATACCACCTAACATCTGAAGATTTGCTGAAGATTCAATAGAACCTTGTATAGTATTAAATTTATCAATGACGCTTCCCATTGACTGTAGATTGAAGCCAAGTTTCTCTGAAAGTGCTGTCATCTTCATAATACCATTAACACCATCGGCAAACTTATATTGGTTTGCCATTTTGATGTTTTGTGCGACTTTTGCTGAGTATTCTTGAGCTGATAGACCCATCCTTGTTGCTTGGGTATAACTGTCAACAGCTAAATCCATTGCTCCCTGAACACTACCACCAAACTTCTGATACTCTTCGTAGAACTGAGACATAGCTGATTCACCAATAGTTCTATTAGCAGCAACAGCTATCTCTGCTTGTGCATCGTTAAACATTATAGCCTTACCAGTGGCTTTAGATAAATTCTCTTGAATTTGTCCTATAGCTTCACTTGTAACACCATATACGGCAGCTAAATCCTTAGTACGTCGTATTAAAGTACCTGTATAAGCAACGCTTGAACCATAATTTAAACCAATTTGACGTGATGTCTTAACACCCATTTCGTCAAATTTCTGTAATTCGTTCAATCCATTTTTAATCATGGATATAGGATTAACGAGTGAGAAAAATGCACCAACGACATTCTTTGCACCATTAATCAATACATTAGAGGCACCCGTAGCACCGCCAACAACTATTTTAGCAAAATTCTTTCCAGCAAATCCAAGTATACTTCCAATAACAGCAAGAGGTGCCATATTTCTTTTATTTTAAATCTTATTTTATTATAAATAAATAGCTTATTAACATTTTTTACAATAATATATTTTGCTATATCATTATTTTTACTTACCTTTGCATCAACAATAAAATATTAAACAATTAAAACTTTACGATTATGATTATTTCAAAGATTAAAGGTAATAACATTCTTACTTTTTCAGGATGTTTAGATATGATAGGATATTTTATAGCTCTTATTTTCTTTTGGGCTATTGTAATTATTCTGTTCAGTTTGTTTATGGGATGGTTTTTAGAAGACCCAGAGGAGCACATTATGAATGGTATGCATTCTATTCAAATGTGGCTTGATAGTTAATAGACTTTTTGCGTTTAATTGATATTTATCTTAAAAAGCAAATATAATGAATTTAGATAATATCATAAAAGAAAGTATTAATGAGTTTTTAATTAATGAGTTGTTTAATAAGAATAAATACGCCAATCTCGTTAACTCAGCAATAATGAATCTTGAAAGTTGTTTATTCTACCCTCAGATAGAGAATGTTAATGCAACAAAGGTTCCTCAAGAGTATCTTGAAATGGCTTCGATTTTTAATGCTGGTCATACTTTAGCGAATCAGCTTATGGCAACATTAAAACAAATTCAAGCAACTATTAATTATGGTAAAAATGTAAAAGAATCACATATTTTTGAAAGTCCTTCAATTTCATCTTTAATTCCTTCACAATTACGTAATTGGAATCCTGTAAGAGATTTTGCTGTTGGTGCTAAAAGGGGTATGAATGGGGTAGAAAAAGCATTTGGCAAAAATGGTTCTCAAAACAGCCGTGCTAATAGTAAAGACATGAAAACACAGGATAATGCATATATGCTGCGTTCTGCTAATTTGAAAAATATTCTTGATTCTATATTTTCAAGTTTTAGTGGTCAACTTCAAGATTTTGCTAATCGTTTCACAACAGATAAGAATTTGCAGAAACAACTTGTTCGTTATACTACATATATCAATGTTGAGATTAAGAGTTGTTATAAATTAATTACTGTTGCCAATAATTTACGATATAGCGGTATTGAAAATGCAAACTTCAAACAAATACGAAAATAAAGAAATAAATAAAGCCTTGGATTAACCAAGGCTTTTTTCTATAATTCTAAATCATTTTGTGCGATATCTGTAGCTGCATCTATATTTGCAGAACTACTACCTCCCCCTTCATATCTTCTTGCCTTCTCTTCCATATATTCATTATATTGATGTATATAATATTTTCTATCTCGAGTAGGCATCTTATCTAATGTTGTAAAAGGTATACCGATATGTTTAAAACAGCCAAATAATTCTTCTTTAAGATTTTTCTCGTAATTCGGAGATATTGAGGAAAACAGAATCGTCCCAGTTAAGAAAGGTATCAAATGAGCCACCTCCCATTGACTCTGGTCGTTCAACAGTAATATTAAAGTTCATACCAGGTGCGTTGTCGTTTATATATCTTCTCAACATCAATGAGTCACGTGCAGGCATTGTGTTAATAAATTTATTGATATACTTTCTGTCAGCATTTCCATCTACGGATACGACCTGTAACTGAAGAATATTCGTAATCATACGTGTAAACGGTTTATCACTTTTCTTCTTCAATCGTTCTATCCATCTTCTAATTAGTTTGACAGTTTTATCAACTTCGCCCTTTTCTTGAGCTGACATAAATTCATCGGTAGATGCCATTCTCATCAAGTTCTTACTCATTTCAGTTAAAAGTTCTGCCTTTGTACCATAATTTTCTATCTTTGTAATCAGAGATAGTTGTTTTTCTTCTTTTCTTGTAAGGTACTTAAACTTTACTTTCTTCTTAGTAATTGGAAGAGTATATTCAAAGTGCCCGTTTTCATCAGATACAAGTTTAAACTCCTTTGGTTTAATAGTTGTTAAGTCTACGATTGTTTCAATTCTCTCACCTGTTTCTGGGTCTGCAACTACAATAGGAAATTCTGGACCGTAACTTGTGGCACGTAACCATACCATGATTGCATCTACATCACCACTAACTAATGAATCTGCATCAATACCGCTATTCATTATCTTATGCTTTAAAAGATAATCAATCACTAAACCATCTTCATATAAGTTTGGAGAGGTGATAAAGTTTTCATCATACGCTGTTAAATAACCAACTGGGATTCTATCTAATTTGTCAGGATAACACTCTCCGTTACTTGGTAACTGAATGATATCATATTGAACCTCTGGGTCAACGTTGTTGTAAAGTTTATCGTTCTGTACTTTTGCAGCTGTTTGTATTGTACTCTCGTCATCTGAAGTCAAATCTACATATTCTTCATCTTCTTCATCATCGTCACTGATATCATCCATATATTCATCCTTAATGCTATGTTCTCTATAAGATTCACTATCAACTTTTTGAGTAGTTTTATCCTCATGCTTAAGTATTGAAAACACATCATAGTCATCGAATAAGTCATCATTTGTTTTCTCTTTTTTCATAGTTTGGTTAAGATTGATATTCACATCTGCATCTGGGTCAATCTTTTTAATATGGTCTTGAACTTCTTTTTGCGCTTTCTTGATGCGTTTAACAGATTCCTCTTTACCTCTCTCTTTAGCCTGTTGTATACTATTTTCTAACATTTGGTTATTAGCTTGAAGAATCTTTATTTCTTTAAGTTGTTCCTCACTTAGTTTTTTCTTTGACATATTATATGAATTTATCAATTAAATTTATTTTTTCCACGAGAATAATATACTCTCCGACTTTTACTCTTTCTATAATTTTACAATTTACTAACTCAGCATAAATATCCTTATTAGCATTATTTTTAAAACATATTTTTACATTCCTTTTTGGTTCATTTTGTAAAACCCAATCTTCACCATATGATTCGTATGTATGTATTTCGTCATGCCCTCGATTCCATATACCAAACTCTGTTTCAAATTCTTCATCTGACGTATTAAAATCAAGTAGAAAACGAGTAATAAACATCTCTTGTTGGGAAAAATACGTAATTAAGTTATCTACCGTTTCTGGTTTATTATCTATATCAAACAAAGAACCTTGACACTGGGCAAAACTTATTTTATCATCTTTATAAGGACTTTTCTGACCCATCATATAGGTGTTTCCATTAAATCCACTATGTGTGCCAGTGCTATCACTCATTGTTTCATAAATTATATCTTTGTATTTCTCGTACTCACTTACAAGTTTGTTCGTGTAGTCATTATCTTTATAGTAATTATTATCCACACTAAAAGAATCATCATTGTAATCAAAGTACGGCATATAAAACGTAACATTCATCGAATTTTATTTACATGTCTTTTATTCTTATTTTCTTCAAGACGTATTTTCTGTCCTTGTATTTTGAGTCGGCTTTTAAGTGTTTTCATAACCTCTTCAGGTCTTTTCCTAATATCACTTTCCCATATTCTTAAAAGAGGTATACCATGCATTAAAGCCCATTCATTTTTCTTTTTATCTACCCATAAATCATGTTTCTGTGTTGGTGTCAATTTTTTACCTTCATAAATCTCTGGATTTACATGATAATAATCACCATCAACTTCGATTAGTAGATTATGGTCTGGTAGATAAAAATCATAACTCCTTTGTATGTCTTTTGCTTCAAATTGCCACTGATATTTTATTTTAAGTTTCTTTAGAAATTCTGTTTCAAAATATTTTTCTAATTTACTTGTACCAAATTTAGGATGAGTTCTTAATGGTTTCCCATTAGATTTTCTCATCCTTGTTTTGGTTTTTTTTCGACTCTTATTATCTGTTTTTTTTATTGGTTGTTTCATTTTACCAATATATTCTTGTCTTGAATGGGTCTGGGTATTCTTTAGCTGAGATAGAAATATTATCTGAACGTTTGATATTACCAAACAAATCCAAATTAGATGACTTCTTGTTAATTTCTAAAACAGGTGCTTTATATTCTAACTTTTCATAAGCTATAGTAATATTAAACTCTCGTTCTTTACTACTATCTGCTGTACATTTATTACCATAATAATTGGTAATTTTACATCCTGTATAGTGTTCTATATAGGCAAGTGAACCTCGTTTATCATACCATTCTATATCAAAATCAAATGGCGTATTAATACATTTTTCTATTTCACGTCCAAGTATTTCAATATAACTATTTTTACGTTTAACATAATCACTCACACCTAAATGTAGATGTTTAAATATTGTATCAGCTTCAATATCTTTTATATAGTCAGAATCTATTTTGATTGTATTAGGAAACTTGACTTTATATGCATTAGACATAATTTTTTCAGAAGATATATCACGCACAAATTCTTTATCTTTCCATGTTGAAAGTCTATTTAAAATTTCAATTTCCTTACGCAACATTTCTATTTGATGTTCAATTTCAGAACAGTCTTCTCTATCTGCACCACGCAAAAGCATATCCATTCTGGTCTTGTTATACATCTTTAAACTATTCTCTTTAATATTCAATTCTTTTTTTAATTCGTCAGCTGTAAACATAACATTATATTTTATATAAAATATAGAAAAAAAAATGATTATGTCAACTATAAAAATGATAAAAGAGTTTGAAATAACCAAAAGGTCATATCAAACTCTTGTCTTTTAGTATGCGAGGATTGCGTAATCAAATCTTAAGGTCATTGAAATATCCGCAAGGTCGTCCTGACTGTAATCCAAATCACCGAAATCGCAATCTGTTACCATGGTGTTTTTCAGAATCCACTTAGATACAACAACACCAGTTGGGTCAAGCATCTCTAACTCTACATCACGTTTATAACCTGCTGCATAGCCCTGTCTACCACTAACTGACTCAGAGTGTAAACGAACCCACTCCATTACAGCCTGTGAAGCTGACGGACCAATAGGGTCACGTAATTTTACCTGCATGTTATCCCATGTGTAACGTCCAATTACCCATGTTGATGTGTTGAGGAATTGAATTTCTTTCTCATTCTGCTTAATTGAAGGACGTTTCGCAGAAGCAATCCACCACTCTTGTATACCTAAATCTGCAGGAAATCTAAGCAACCATCGGTTTTTTCTTAATGGCTCATAATTAAGAGGCATTTTAAGCAATAAATCACTCATCGAAATATAAATTAATAATATTATTATTTATTTTTTTAATATAAATATTATGATTCGTGTTTTTTAACTAAAATAACTTGTGATATATTTCTAAAATAATTATTTTTGCATATATTTTATAAAAACAAGAATAGTGGATAGAGAAGAATTTATAAAAAGGTCTAAATTAGTATGGGGTGATAATATGTTTGATTATCGAGATATCGTATATGTTAACACGTCTACTCCTGTTGTTCTATGGTATAATGGTGTTAAGTTTACTCAGCGACCTAAACATCATTTAGCACATAGGAAACCTCTTTGTATGTCTGAGAAAAAGAAACATACAAGGGAGGAACTTATTAATAAGTTTAATAAAGTCCATAATTCCAAATACACTTATGGTGAGTTTGTGTATAAAAATGCAAAAGAGAAGAATATACCCGTTTACTGTCATAATAAAGATAAATATGGTAATGAACATGGTATATGGTATACTAATGCGACAAATCATCTCTCTGGATATGGTTGTCCGAAATGTAAATCTGATAAACTTTCTTCTACATTCTCATCCAATAAAGAAGAATTTATAAAAAAGGCAAAACTTATACATGGAGATAAGTATGATTACATTAAAGTTAATTATGTAAACAATTCTACTCCAGTTGAAATAGTTTGTCCTCAGCATGGTTCTTTTAAACAACTCCCTCATAATCATTTACAAGGCAAAGGTTGCCCTAAGTGTGTAGAAAGTAAACTTGAGGAAACTGTTAGAACATTCTTAGAAGAGAACTCTATAGAATTTAAGCAATATTACCACACTAATTGGTTAAAACGTCAATCTTTGGATTTCTTTTTACCTCAATACAATTGTGCCATCGAATGTCAGAGCGAACAACATTATAAAGAAGGACATTTTGGTGTAACGTTAGAAAGTATTCAGACTTTAGATAAAACAAAATACTTGTTGTGTAAGAAAAATAAAGTACACCTATACTATTTTGCTTCCGAAAAATATAATACGGATGTATATACGAATATATCAGAACTATTTAATGATATTACTGGTAATTGTGTTTTCAAAGATAAAAATTTAAACATTGTTAAGAATTTTCTTGCTACATTAAAGTGTAACTTTACTTATTCAATTAATAAAATTCATCATTCAGATGATTTTATAACCATACAGGATAGATTCTATTCTGAGGAAAATAAATTGATAATAATCTATGTGAATAGTTATGACCACCGTAAACGTTTTGCAAAATATGATTATAATGAAGGTATTTCGCAAGACTATTTTGTAAACGAAACAAAGAAATACGAGAAAGACGGAATAAAATGTATATGGATAAAAGACTATGAATTAAATGATACTGTCACATTGAAAGATAATAATGGAAAATATCATTATGATTATCATCGTAAATGGGAAGTAATAAAATCTTACATTAAATATAGTGTTAATGAATGTCCAAACGCATTATACGCACGTGATTGTGAAGTTCACGAAGTAAATAAGCAAGAACTGAAAGTATTCTTAGAGAAAAACTCATTACTTGGCTATAAATCTTCATCGGTGAATCTTGGATTATATTTAAAACGTGATAAAGGTAATCTTAAAAAAGGAACACTTGTGATGGTTTATACATTTGGTGTTAATTACTTTAGTAGTACACCTGATAAACAAAATGTAGAGGTTATCCGTGCTTCCACGCTTATTGATTATCATATTAATGGTGGTGCAAGTAAATTAATGAAACACTTCTTTAAAAATTATCCAGTAATAAAAGTCAAAGATAAATTAATTAATACTGATTCCATTATTTATTACGTTGATGCTGACCATAATAATGGTAGTACGTTAGACTGTTTGGGTTTTTCTCTTGTTTCATGGAAAAGTGGATTTGTATATGTAAATTCAAATAAAATAACGTCCCAAATGAGAAATCCATCAAAGTATAAAGAAATGCAAGAGGCTTTGATGTCTCATAAAATTTTTATTTCTCCTACCGCTGGTACAAAAGTTTATAAATTATGAATTATGTGTAAAGTTGTCAAACACTCCAATTCTTTTCAATGTTTGCAAGATTGGAAAGATTTGAAATAAAACTATTTCTATTTTTTAAAATTAATAAAAGCAGAAGAAAATTAATCTTCTGCTTTCTTTTTTAACCAACACTTGCATTATCTTTTTCAGAAACTGCCTTGTCACACATTAACCATATTTTCTTATAGAACTGGTATAATTCAGAATCTACATTTTCTGCATACTCTTGTAAGCCTTCCAATGCAACTTCACGTATTCTTGCGATTCTGTCATCTTGTTGTGACAAATCTTGCCCATTCATATTATCATCTTGATTATTCTCTTCTCCACCCTCAAAATCTTCCTGAGCTGGGATTTCTTCATCATTAAACTGTTCTTCGTCACTAAAATCAAATGCTTCCTGAAGTATTTTAGCTGACTTATTCAAGTCACGTAATGTTCTTTCTAAAAAAGTTGTTTTATTTTTTTTCATATTAAAATGCAGTTTATTATAAATATCAATAAAAAATAAAAAAGGAGAACCGAAATGTTTCTCCTTCTCTATTAAAAATTATGTGTTTAGATATCATCAAATGATGCACCCTCTGGTGTGAGGATAAAGTCTATTGTGATATACTCTAACGCACCGTAAGGTTTGAAGAAAATCTTAGCAGGCAACTCTCTTCTCTCACGTGATTCTACGGTATCATTTACCTCTATACGATAATCAGAAATACCTCTGTTGTTTCTAATGTTATCCAGAATTGGAGTTACTGTTGACAAGAAAGTATTCTTACTTGTTGTATCATTAGGGTCGAAAATAAGACCTATACATGATATAGAGATAAGCTTTCTTAATCTTAACAATAAACGTCTAACAGCAATTCTGTTGAGTTGAGATTCACGCTTCTGAAGGTTCTTCTGACCCCAAATCTTAACACCGTCTGTTGCGAATGTCTTGACAGGGTTAATTCTGCCTTCGTACAATTTATCTTCATCACCAATCTTGGTAATAGTTCTTGCTCTTACACATTCAACATTACCACGGTTAATACCTGCTGGTGCAAACCAAGGTTGATACTGATTATCTGTCTGAGCGAAGTTTCTTACAGCATCTTTTGTTGCAGGGAGGTATATGTACTGATTATTATCTTGGTCAAAGTACTTAATCCAAGGATAATATGTACAAGCATAATTTGAGTCAATCTCCATATCCTCAAGATTATATACTGCTTCCTCTGCGCTGTACATTTCATCTGTAAAGTCACTTGCACCAGATGGCTTATCAGGAGTTGTAATCACATAGATTGAGTCAGCTCTCTCTTCCTCAATCATATCAATTGCTTCCTCTACTAATAACTTCTGATTAACATAGTCAATACCAGGAGTTGCAAATATATTGATATCTGTTTCCTCTGGGTTAGCAAACTGTCTAATTGCAGATAAGTAAGCATACCAGTCTGATGTTATACCGTTCTGATTCAATTTCAGTGACTTAGGATTCTGTATCTTGTCAAATGCATAACCAGCACCACTATTTGCATCATAAGTACCTTTATATCTTGATAATTTAAACTCATTGGTATTAGTTCTCTTATCACGATAAACATCCCATCCGTCGAAACCACCATAGAAATAAGTGGTGAACTTTCTCATATTAGCATTTTCGTATATTGAACCTGCCATTTGCTCCTCTGTACCGATAACTGGTGTTTCAGGTAAGTTTCTTGTTCTTGCGTTTGTACTAACAGCATCAAACTTATAACCCTTCTCACCATCTACGGTAACGTTAACTACGTGTTCTTTATCATCAAATGCTTTTGAGTTAATACGAGAGTCGAGGTGGAAACCCTTTGTTAAAAGAGCAGGTACACCGTCAACATAAGCTGCATTACCCTTAAATGTAAACATGTCAATATCAACACCTACCCAGCTTGAAAGACCGAAGTATTGCTTTCTATTCTTAACCTCTTCGTCATAATCAAGGTTATATCTGAGTTTAGGCTGTTCTATGTCATCATGAGAATCACCATCTACAACCTGTACACCTGAGTAAGCCTGTTGAGGATAACCGAGGAAACCAGCTGGTACTGAAGTTCTTGCAGCTGTTGTCTCATTTACCTCTATGGTTACATATTTAGATTTTGTTTCATAAACACCATCAAATGAACCAATTCTGTAAGCAACATAATCACTCTGACCAGGAATCATAGAACATCTACCGAAACGTTCGTAAACTCGTGGTGATTCATCTGTATCATTGATATCTCTAATTACAACATCGAATAAACCTTCATCTGGACGAATATTCTCTATTGATACTTTAACTTCATTGTTAGAAGTATCACCGTCAGAAATGGTATGGAATCTAAATAACTTATTTACTTCCATTTTGTTGTAATCACCTTTTAAGTTAGAAACAATCCAAGGTGTTGATGCATAACGATAAGCTGACTTATAATCATTCATATCGCATGCTGCAAAGGTTATATCATCATTGGCTGTGTTCATACGCCAATACATACCATCTGAACTATTCTTTACAAGTGTTCTCTTTGTAACTTGAGTTGTTGAACCCTCTTCTGGATTTCTTAGCTTATCATACATAGGTGCTGTGTTTAAATCTCCACCTTTCTCACCTTTTGCTGTGCGTTTAGCTTTCCAATCTTTCTCATAAAGTTCAACTGACTCAGCCAAATTGTAAGCGTAGAAGTAATGTCTCTTACCATCTGTACCAGTATATTGTGCGACAGTGTAAATCTGTCCTGGTTCAACAATTACTTTTACAGGTTCTTGCATTGCTACAGCGTATGCTGCCTTTCCTGCTTCTGTAGTCTTGTCGAATTTAGTTTCGTCTGGTTTACCAACGATTCTATTATCAGGAATACTTGTAATATTCACTGAAAGTCCACCCTTTTCAAGTTTCTTTGAAGCTAACTGTTCGTATGTTACTGGCTGTCCAGTAATATAATTGTAAGGATGTGCATGTATAGCCTGTCTTGTACCGTCATTAGCAGCTACACTTGCTCTCTTGTCAGCCAAATATCTCAAACCAACATGTCGTCTTGTTAAACCTTCCTCTTGAAGTTCGATTAAGCCTGATACAGCTTCAAGACCATTGTAATCGTTAGTATAATAAACTTGATAAGACTCAAGAGAATTTGAAATAGCACTAATAGTTCCCTCTACAATACCCTGCTGCAAAGATACATCGTAAAGTGTTTCTACGAATACAGGTGCATCACCATCTTGTGCCTTATTACCTAATACGTTCAGAATATACTCTTTATCAGAAGGATTCAAAGATACAGGATATTCAAAATATCCATCAGGATGTTTACCTTTCTCAACTTCTCCCCATAAAGTAGTCAATTGTTCCTCAGTATGTGCACCTAAGAAACCTGCTATTTTAAAACGTCCATAATTTAAGGTGTTAACTTGGAAACTTGAAGCATCTGGGCTTAATCCAAAGCCAGAACACTCGTTACCAAGTGAATAAAGAGGTACATATGGTAATATTCTAAGTGCATCCATATTATACTTTCTTGGTGCTTTACAGTCGTCAGCCTGTGTAGCTGCTGTTTCACCAACATTATATGTCAAAACATCATAAGAATTTGATGAACAAATACAAGTATTATCATTTGATGTTGACTTCATGTATGGATGGTATGAACCACGAGAGCGAAGAACAGCAACAACCATCTTGTTACCTCTTTCCGCTTCATTTACGATTTCTCTATCAGCTGTAATTAACCATGCTGGACCAGCATTGTATCCGCTAAGACCCAATACACGCACGAATTTCAGATTCTCTGATTCTGATAAATATGATTTTGCAATATATGGTGCTTCGTACTTAGGGTATTGACTTCCCTTAAATTTCTCTGTACTTGTACCACCAAATACTTCTTTATACTCTCTCCAGTTTGGTGTATCAATTGCTTGGAAAGCAGGACCACGCAAAGATTCTCCCACAAGTCCCATCTTTGTGATACCAAGACTCTTAACCGCATAGGTCATATCTATGTCACGACCATAGATACCAGGAGAAACGTGTATACCTCTTGCATTATCTGCCATAATATTATATCTATTTTAAAAATTATTTTATTTTATACCACTATTTTAATAAAAAGTGTCATCATTGTTCTTTTATATAAATATTGTATTTCATTCAATAGTGCATTATATGAAAGAAAAAATATGAATCGTTATATTTAGATTCTAATTTGCATCACTCTTTTTTGTTTTTAATTCCACTAAAGTTAAAAAATTGATATATTTTTGTTCATCTAATTCAAATTTATCCTTAGACAATTTATCTTTATAATCACTAAGTAATTTAGAATCCTGATATTTCTCTCCGTATTCTATTTGTAAATTAAAAAACAATTCAGTAATTTCTCCGATTTCTTTTATCAACTCCTTTAGAGTTATCATGTCATTAAAATCCAAAACAAATTTATAACTATCTTCTATTTCTAATAGTGTTTTTTCTAATTTGATAGCATCTTTTATCGTAACAATCATATAATCTATTTCTCTATAACAATTATTTCTTCATCGGCTACTTCATCAAGCGGACTTTCTGGCGAACTATCACTGTCAATTACTGTGTCAGGGTCAACACCATGTAATATAACTTTAGAACCTTGATAAAGGTCATCTCTTGTTATCTCCACAGTAATTTCATCCTCTTTATAAAAGTTAATTTCTTCACCGTCTAAAGCCATAGTTTCACCATTTATCTTCAATACCATATCATACACATTTTCCGTTTCTACAGTATCTAATATCATGTCTGTATCAATGGTAAAACTTTCAGAACTATCACACGCATCAATATTAATTACAAAACTTAGTTTCTTATTGTAATATTTTTCTATTTCTTCTTCTTTATCACAACATTCGTCTTCTGTATTACAAATTTTTACACAAGTCTTTGTATCTTTAAATTTATTAGTAGGTATTTCTGGTTCACATGTTATTCCGTTTGGTTCTGAATCGTCATATGTTATAATTCTCTCTCTATCTGTCATTCGTGTATTATCATCCTTCATTGCATGTGAAAAACCATTAGATGAGTTGTCTAAATTTGATTTATTGTCCATTTCACTATCTGACATTTTTGATGACTTTATTTTTGATATATTCTCATCAAAAGTATCAATAATACCACCACCAGTATTACTTACAGCTACATCATCGAATGAACGCATAATGAATCTTGAAGGTAAATGTTTAACATCAAAGTCCTCTGAACGAATGATATACGCTTTTAACTTTATTTTAAATGTCTGTGAATAATACTTTCTATCATCTATGGTATATTCTGATTCATCAGATATATCTTCAAGTGTTATTGGCATAGGATGACCATTTGGAAAAATATAACTCTGTATACTTTGAAATTCATAATGTATTAATTCATTCATACGGTTAAGAAGTTCATACTTGTTACATACTATTCCGACCATATAATCAAAGTTAACTGCAAACGGTTGTTTCATCGTATACATATCATAGGCTTCAGTTCCATTTTCCTGAAGTACTGGTTCATAGAAAACTGCATAATCTCTATGCCCTGGTATGTTCATATAAGGTCCTTGACTTTCACCCTTCTGTGGGTTAGGTGCACGTGTTATAGTTTTAAAATTAAGTACAATACTACCCGATTCATCTAAATATTTCCACGTTTGTGAATATTCACTTATTCTTTGGCTACTATATAACTTATATGTCGGTAATTTCTTGCCATCATAAACTATATCTAATTTTTTGTCAACCCATTCAAAAAATTCTTGGTCAATATCTTCATACCCCACTGGTTTTGGCAGTGGAGTTCCATGTTCAAGAATCACTTTAGACATATTTCTCCGTTTTTCAACACCATATGAATTATGTCTAAGTTTCATTTTATTAATAAATGGTTTAGGTTGTATAAGTGCCATTATTTTTTCTCCTTTTTTGTAATGTTAATGTCTTTGTCATTGAAGATAACATATATATCAAAGCCTTGTTCATCATGTGCTATTAGTCCTGTATATCCAATTTTGTTTAAAAAAGCACTTGCTTCCTTATCACTACCTAATATACTTGAAATTGTACCATAAATACTACCCTCATCTTGACATTGTGATATATATATGCATTCGTAATCCCAAAATTCCTGTTCGCATCCTTTATAGGCTTCTTTTCCGTACTCATCCTCTGTTGTATAATACTTGAAGAACTTTTTTGCAATACTCATACTTTCTCTTTTAGACGGAGTTTTGTCATATGTCAGAAATTTGTTACCAGATATATCAGCATGATAAATAATACCACCCCTTGCGTATTCCATAGCACATTCTTCAGATGTTGTGAAGTACAGACCATAACCAAACGCTTGATTTCCCCATCCACTATTAAGATATTTCAAATCAAACTTATCAAAGTCCTTAAAACTACCATGCATTAGATTAACTTCATTATTTAGGTTTTCAATTAAGACATTGATAGTTTTTAAACGTTCTTTTAAATTGCTTTTAGAGGTTTTATTTTCAAACTTTAATGTATTTGGATTGTCGTTATCTAATAACCCCTGAGAAGCCCTTGAAATACCCTTATTCCAACCACTATATTTAGGGTCTAATGTTTTTTCTTTATGTTTAAGAACTCTTTTTGACTTTTGTTTCTCTTTTTCTTGTTGTATCATTTGGTTAAGAGTATATCTATTTCTATAAACTTCTTCAAAAGCAGCTTCTGACCATCTGTAATACTGATTTTTAACAAATCCTTTAGAATATAAGAATCTATCAATGATTTTAGGAGGAAATGTACCCCAACCATACTGTCTTAGCAATGAAGAAATTTCATTACTTGTTTTTTGTTTGAAATAATATTTTGAATCTTCTTTAATCATAACCATTATGCTTTAAATTCTGAGGTGTCTACAGGGCTTGCTTGAATTGTACGGTAAAGTGGTATTGTACCCCATAAGGTATGTCCATTGTCATAATTGTTTCTACCGTCATTATTAACGACAAAATATATCATTAAGTCTGGTTTTACCTGTACACCAATATAATCACCATTTTTAATATCAACACCTAATTCTTGAAGTGTTTCCTGATATACACTTACGGTTAGTTTACCAGTTTTTACATACGTACCTAATTGTTTTGTCTTATCGTACGATTTTAACTCTGGTTGTTCTATTTTATAAACACAATGTATTTCTACAGGCGTTTCATATTCTATATTATTGACATCGGCTTCACCATAAACAACATCAGTATTTGTAGTACTTAATTTAACCTGATATAAAACTACAGTCTGATTCATATCCTGTTCTATATAATCTTTACCGACCTGCAATTCAAAATCAAAAGATTCTTTATCATAGAATAGGTTATTTCTATTTATAGGAACTCTTCTCTTTGTTCCTTGGTTGAATGTAATTTCTGCCATTTTAACTATAATATTTATCTTCTATTTCTTCATTAAAACCATCGTCTAAGATTACCATATGAGGTTCTCCGTCTCTTATTGTCATACCCCAATTCGCTAATCTACAGAAATCACCTACAGGTGGTCTATAATTCATTATATAATCATACAATTCATTAAGGATATATGAATTTTCTTCATCATAATCTAACATATCTCTTAAATTGTCATCTGATAATATCTGACGTGTTTGGAATCTTGATGGATTTGCAATTCTTCCAGCTGACAAAATAAACGCTTGAACTTGTTTCCATGTAAAACCTATTACTTTCTTAAAGTCTTGTGCTTTTGCTAGTAATACATATTCACTTACAATCCACTGAAATGAAGGCTCTTTGTCCCCATCGTATGAATACATTGTTGTATGTTCTCCGTCATACATGAATATTTTAGGAAAGAGACTATACGTATTCTTGTAGTAATCATTTAATGTTGAACATTCTGCCTCATTCTGTGCAATACCTTTAACGTTCTTAGCCAATTTTAAAACTCTTTCATCGTCAATTTGGAAAACCATTCTACTCGAACCACTACCAACTGGATTTCCTAATAAACTTTTGCAATATGCTACTTTTTTATTATAGCTAAGTTTGTTAAGTTCATCTAAACTAAAACCACTCTTTACAGCTTCAAGAAGTTTGTTTTGACTTTCGTTTATAATAATATTTTTCATTATTTTTTACTTTTAATATAAATATTAACAAATAAAACATATATATAATTTGACTTTATCAAAAAAAGTTTTATATTTTATATATAAATATATATAAAATATAATTTGCAATGGCATTGTCTTTAGATGAAATAAATCGCTCACATAGATTATTAAGAGAATATAATGGTGAAAACCCATATATTATTTCTCTTAAAAATTCAGTGTACGCATATAAGACAAAGACTCTAAATAATTTTGAATGTGAGTTTATCTTAAACAATTATAATAAAGAACCACTATTAGTTAATAAAATTGTTTCTATTATAAATTGGTGGGGCAAGAAGAAGCAAGAAGACTGGGAACTTGAATTTACCCCGTCTAAACTTAAAATTACTTATTATTTAGGAGAAACGAAAGATTTTTATTGTTTCTATTGTTTTTATCGTCAGAGTCAAGATAAGGCTGTAATGTGTTTTGCACCTAAAAAGGCAATACTTACAGATTTCCTTACTCCAGACCATAATTCAATGGAAATAGATTTTACCCCTTATAATCAGATGAGTGGACGTGTAATGATGCCTTATCAAGAGGAGGCTGTTAAGTTTCTTACCGCTCATCCTAAAGCAATTCTTGCATCTGCTATGGGTAGTGGTAAAACATTTTCAGCTATTGTGGCAGCACTTCATGGCGGTTATAAACATATATTGATTATTGCACCTGCATCTGTTAAAAAGACGTGGGAAAAAGAGTTGTCTCTTCTCGTTCCAAAGGAAGATGTTACAATTGTAAATGGTTCAACGTGGGTTGATGCAAGATTTACAATTATTAATTATGATATTCTTAAAAATTTTTATACAATACCTACTCAAAAAATACACGTTAAAGAAATGAGTGTTGATGAAAAAGGTGAAGTTATTTCTGAATACAAAGAAAAAGAAATTATTTCAAGAAACCGTAAGGTAATTTGTAACGCTATGTCTGAATCTCAGTTATTTCAGTCAAAATTTGACTTGATAATTATTGATGAGGCACATAGATTGTCTAACACAACTTCTGGACGTTACAAAATTATTTCAGACTTTGTAAAAAGAGCAAGACCAACTGGAGTTTACGAATTAACAGGAACACCTATTACTAATAGACCAATTAACTTCTTTAATCTTTTAAAGATTATTAATTGTCCACTGGCGGAAGACTGGACTTATTATGTTGAAAGGTACTGTGACGGTAAAGCATTTTATAAAAAGAATGAAAGAGATGCACATACTGCATTGTACCTTAAAAAGGTCAAAAAGAGTAGTTGGTATGATTTATCTGAGAAACAAAAAGAAGAATTAAAAAATATTCTTTCAAAAAAATGTAAGAAAATATGGAAAACTGGCGGTTCATCTAATTTGGAAGAACTACAGGAGCTACTTAAACCTTATTATTTGCGTAGAATGAAAGAGGAATTTGGTAATATGGTTCCAAAAACCGTTAAAGTATTACATTATAATCTTACTTCTGAACAACGTGAGGAATATGATAGAGTATGGTGCGAATATCGAGATGCTAAAATTGAATCTGCTGACACATTCGAGGATGGAATGAAGGCAATGGTGGATGCTGAGAAGTATAAGAAGATTACTGAGGGTGTTCTTTTAAGACAATGGTTGGCACATGAAATGTTGGATAGAACAATTTCTCTTACAAGGAAATGTGTAGAACTTGGTCATAAAGTTGTAGTATTCTGTTCTTTCGACGATGAAATTAATACACTTATGAAAGAATTTGGTGATATTGCGGTTAAACATAATGGCAAGATGATTAATAAATATAAGGATAAATCAGTAGAATCTTTCCAAAATGACCCAAATATAAAAGTGTTCGTAGGAAATATTAATTCAGCTGGAGTAGGTCTAACGCTTGTAGCATCCGATGTAGCTATATTCAATAGTTTCTCTTGGGTGTCTGGTGATAACTTACAAGCTGAGGATAGAATACATCGCTTGAACCAAACAAAGAAATGTACCGTTTATTATCAAGTATTCTCTGATACTTTCTATGAGGAGATGTTAGATAAAGTAAGAGGTAAACAAAGTATTATTGATAATATAATTGTTACTGAAAATGAAAAATAATATATGATGGAAAATAATGAAGAATTGAAACTATGTTTCGTTAATGTAGTAGGAATGGAAGAAGATGGTAAGTATCGTTATGAATTTATCTTTACCGACGATATAGATAATGTATGGGGAGAGAATTTTGATGAGAAACCAGCAGGTCTTATTAATAACTTGATGGTTGATGAACAATATAAGACGGAAACGCACGTGGTGAGAACTAAGATTAAGTTTGACCTTGTGCAACAATGTTGTTGTTTTGGTATGCAAGATTGCATGGATGGAATAGTCGCACTTGCTTATGAGAACATTGATGATTACGAATCTTATCCAGATGACGGAAGATTGGTATTTAATTTTGGTGAATCATATTTTAATGTTGAATCAAAACTTGCAATGAAAAGTATTTTAATTGGATAATATTTATAGTAAAAAGATATGCAGTATTTCTATTTACGCCAGAATAGTCTTCTTCCCCAATTAAGAATGGAATTGATTGAGGACGGAAGACATGACTTTAATAAATTCCATGACATGATACAGAATGCAGTTATTACATTTACAATGGTTAATGCAGATACGAATGTCACGAAAATAGCCAAAGCACCTTGTTACATAAAGAAAAAAGAGGGTGATGGTTGTGTGGAACAATATGTTATCTGTTATGACTGGAAAAAACGTGACACACAAGATGTCGGCACATTTAATGGTTATTTTGAAATAACCTTTGGTGAAATAAAATCAGATGAAACATCTTATCCGACAGGTAATTTGTGGATGCCTATTAGAGAAGATTTGGTTATCACCATCTTACCAATCGGGAACCATAGTTAGTTGATAGGTTGCATCTTTTCCTCCAAGATGCAACTTTTTTTATTATATCAAGTAAATTTGTCAGTCTAAAGTCGTGTCTATTTCCACCATTCATTAATTCATTCTCATAGACTTCTTTTAAAAGTTCTATACTTTTATCTATTTTTTCTAAATTTTCTTGTTTCATAATTTTTAAAATTATAGTTATAAATATTTAACTATAATAATTTGTTAGTTTAGGAAATATGTTTTACTTTTGCATAGAATTAAAATTATATTTATGATGCTTCATAAAACTTATTTAAAAGAATTATATAAGAGTTGTAATCATAAGTTCTTTAATGATGAACTTCCTAAAACTGGTTTATCGTTTAGAATAGACCATTCTATTCATAATGTAGCAGGATGTTATTTCTCCACTAAAAATAATAAAATAAACACTGTGATTTATTTTAGTGATATGTATGAGTGGAATGAAGATTATCTTGAAAGAATTATGTTACATGAAATGGTTCATATTTTTTTATATTCTTCAAATAGAAAAGCAGACTCTAAGCATGGTAAACGTTTTAAAGAGGTTTGTGTGAATATTAATACCAAGTTTGGTGTTAATGTACCCTTAGACGGTTCGTTTGTATCACTTACTGACGAAGGTATGCAACGTAAAAATGCTAATAAGAAAACACATAACATTCTCTTATTAGCATTTAATTATTTGATAAATAAGTTATTTTAACTTTATTTATAGATTTGATTAATTGCGTAGCTCTGATTACTTCTATTGTTCATTGCGCTATAATTAACTCTCTTGATTAAATCACCGATAGTCATTTTGTCGCCATATTTCTGTGCAAAAGATTGCAATTGTTTAATCAACTCTTGTTTCTTATCGTATGCACCTTGCTCTTTGTAGTTTGTTTTCGCTGCTTGCCAACGTTTACCTAAATTATAGTTTACTTCTGTATCATTTGGTGCGTTATGTCTTTGCGATGCATTTCCTACACCTCTACCGAAAAACGCATTAGCACCAGCCTTTACATTATCCCAAACGCCTTCATTCGTCATATTCTCTTGTAAAGCGGTTCTTACTGAATTTTCTATAATATTATGTAAATCAGCCTCTGTTAGTCTTATAACTTGTTTCATAATTTATTTATATTTTTAATATAAATATCATTTATTTTTTATTTATTTATCTTTTT